CCAGTCTTGTCTCCGAAGAGTACAATGCCTTCGCCAGGGAAAGCAACAACTGGGTTGATTCGTGCAGCATAGAGTGAATCTCTCTCTTCTTTCAGAGGAGAGTATGCAAGTTTGACAGCGTTACGGATCTGACCTCTGGTGAAACCAGCAGGAGAGAACCAGGGTTCTGCTTCAACAGCAGTGTCAAGAACGAGACCAGCGATGTCAGCGTTCAAAGGAACGTAACGGTAGGCGTCGTTGTACTTGTCATAGATGTACTTGTAGTTGTTGTCAAAGACAACGTAGGAACTAGAAGACAGTTGATCAAAGAATTCAACAGTCTTGCTAACAATCTCTCTGCTGCTAGCAACACCAATGATGGCATCGCGAGGGGCAGAAACGAATGCGAGACAGTCTTGGCGAACCTCGGCAATGTCGATCATCTTCTGTGCCTTGGCAACAGAGTCAACACCGTCGCTCATTGCAGGTCCCATGATCACATAATCAATTTCTTCGGTCTCAGGATCAGAGAACAGATCGTAAGAATCGAACAACTTGTCACGCTCAGCACTATAACCATCAGCACCACCGCGAAGTTGATACTTCAAGGTAGAGGTGTTCTTGGTGTTAACCAGAGGTTGTGCCAGCAGACTTGTGCCAGTAGGATCATCCAAGGAAAGGATGGAGTAGTCATTCTTGAACAAGTCAAACTTCTTGTTCAACACGTTATCTCCCATGTCACCTGTCAGTGAAGGATTAATGTCGAAGATGCGTGTATTTTCGTGGGAACCCCAGAAGATGTACTCGGACTGTGCCTTAATGACATCCTTGTAATACAGGGTAGAACCTTGGGGTGTCTTAGCATCTGCTGCTTTGGACACATCAGTGAACTTTTCAAGAATTGCACCAGGGGTACCAGTGATACCACCGTCGCCATCCAGAACCAAGATATGGAACAAGTCGCGGAAACCACCACGCTCAGTTGCCCATACACTAGTACCAGGACGTGGTGCTAGACTTGACCACTTCTGATTGTTTCCATACACTCTGGAAATGTACTCACTTTCGGTAGAAAGAATAGTAACATTGTCGCCATCGTTGATGACACCGTTGAGTGTGCTGGAATCTTTGATTACGATGTTCTTGCTGAAAGCAGTTGCGCCTTCATCGTTAACAACAGTAAGACGACGCTGAACCAAAGTAGGCTTAGCGGTGTTACCAGTTGCAGAACCAGGTGAACCACCGTTATCGGCAAGTTCGGTGAGAACCATATCGACATCGATGTGACCAGAAGCAGAAGAATCAACAGTCAGTTCGAGTGTACGAGTCTTGGGTTCGTATGCGAGGATACGTCCAGTGACGTTACCACTGTCAGCAGTAAAGAAGTTATCTGCTTTGAACTTACCAACCAGGTCAGCGCCTGCTTTGAGTTCAAGAACCAAGGAGTAACTGAAAATCTGACCCTGCATCGAAGAGGCAGAGAAAGAGATGTGCTTACCAGGAAGCATCTGCCACTCAGCAGCAGAAGGACCAGGCTCGGAAAGGAACAGAACTTGATCAGGACCAGCATCAGTCATTACGACGCGAATGCTGTTACCATAAGTACCAGGAGTACGTGCAGCAAACTTCCAGTTGTTGGCAGCATACTCGGTGGTTGCTTCGTAAGTATCAATGTTATTGATCTTAGGAGGAGTAACACCAGTGCTGGTTTGCTCGTTAATTCTGGTCTGGTTGACGTTAACAACTAACAGGTTAACAGCAGTTGCATCAGTATGAGCAGTTGCAGTTGAACCAAGTTGTGCGCGACTAACGGTAAGATCGTTACCAGAAATACCAGTAACTTGCAGGATCTCATCACCCACTTGGATGTATGAGTTCGTTACAGCGGTGAGTGCAGCGTTAGAAGTAACGGTGAGTGTAGTAGCACTAGCAGCAAGCGTACCACCTTGGTTAAGGGGTGAAGTTGCACCAGAGACTGTCTTGATCTGGGTGATCTGTGAACCACCAGCGTGTGACGTGTTGGCGGTAGCGTTCTGACCACGGAGAACATCTAGATCGTTACCTGTGATAGCAGTGACTGACAGAAGTTCTGCGTCAATCAGCAGCAAATCGTTGACATCAAATCCAGTAGCGTTCTGAACAGACAACGTAACGTCAACTGCTGAGAAGATTGTCTGCGTAAAGATTGCAGTGTCAATCGCGTTCTTCAATGCAGAGTTGTCTGCACGGACTACCTTACAGGTACCGCCATACAGCATAAACTGTGCGACACTAAACCAATATTCGTAGTTTTGCTCGTTTGGCTCACCAAATACTTGAATGAGTTCTCTTTCGGAAGAGATGCTTACGATCTCTTCAACGGGTCCTTGGGAAAAAGTACCAACAATAGCGCCAACGTTATCGATCGTTGCGTTAATAGTGTTAGTAAGATCTCTTTCCTGAACCAATACACCTGGTGAAATCTGTGTGTTGGCCATCTTGCTTGGTTCTCCTGTGAAGTTCAATGGATGCTATTATTATTTAGAATAATGCACCTTTTCACTGGGGAACTCGGACGTGAACCTACTACCAGTCAGGGTATTCGTACTTTGTACTATCTGTAATTCTTGATTTAGATACTCTTCTTATAGTACACTCCTTACATTCATATGCATACGCACTAGGAATGTTACCTCTATCCTTTCGTGTTAGATAAAAACCATCAAGAAGATCTTTCGTCTTGCCACATACTCTACAACGTCTTTGAGTTAGTAATAGATGTTCTAGTTCAAACTCATCTTCTAGGTTCATCTATAATCCCACATGTATGCCATATCACCATACTCATCAACATGCCACCTATCACCTTGGTTGTCTACAAATGATTCTGGTTCAGTCCCATCATCAATGAATCCGAATGGTGCCATGTCTGCTTCGATCGCTTCCTTCTGCTCCATGTACATTCTATGACGCACGTCATTATCATGCAGTTCTCTAAAATAATCTGATGTTGCTAACCATGAGAACATCACCAGGCACATAGCGAGGTCATCATTACATCCATCTTCTGCTTCCCATGCTTGACCTTTCTGAATGAAAGTAGTCAACTCAGCAATGACATCATAATCCGATAGTAATAGTTTATCATCTTCAATCAGTGCTTTGAGGTTAGAGCATCCTGTCTTCTTAACTGTGGTAGACATCTTGACACCCATCTGTGTCTTGTTCCCAGAGAATCCCTGACCAACTACCTGACCTGCTCTACCTCTCATGGCACACATCAGTAAGTTATCATACTCTAAATCAAACTGTAAAATGTCTGCTACCTGCCCACCAATATCATTCACCTCACAGAGCACGTAGGCGTGGTTGTATGCTGTCGCAACCTGATGTATGATGTTTGGGAACAATAAAGGTTTAATAGTATTATTTCTATACTTACCTACCATCTTATATGGTATTGTGGTAGTATCGATGATCGTAAATGCTGAGTAATCTTTACTTACTCCACGCGCTACGTCAACGGTAATTACATATTGATGTTCTTCTTGCGCTGCTTCAAATATATCTAAACCTTTGTTTCTCTGGATAGGTTCATCGTACACCATGGTACGAAGTTTAGAAGCAGAGATAAGTGTATCAACAGATCCTAGGAACTCACATTCAAACTCAACTCGGAACTGTTCTTCCGATGTGTTCTTAATCGTTTGTTCTTTCCAGTGATCATCTCTTCCTGGAACTTCTGACCAGTGAACTTCTGTGGTTGTGTATTCGTTCTTACCCCTCTCAGCATCATGCCAGAGTTTGTAGAACATATTCATCCCGTGTGGGGTAGAGATGATAATTACCTTTGTGCTTTTACCAGAAGATATAGTAGGATAGACAGATGAAAAGAACTGATCAGCAATGTGGTTCGGAATAAACGCGAATTCGTCCAGAAAAATGACATTAAAAGACATGCCCCTAACGGCGCTAGCCGAAGTAGAAGCAGCCATAATTTTAGATCCGTTCTCCAATTCCAGACTCCCCCTATTCCACTGGGAGATACCTTGCTGCATCCATTTGGGGAGGTTTTCATAACTTAGTTGTAATCGTTGTAGCATCTCACGAGCAGTCGCTGCTTTGTTAGCAAGGATCGCCACATTCACATTATCATTAAACAGCACATACCACAGCAGGTATGAGGTAACGATGGTAGACTTACCTGACTGCCGTGGTAGTTTTGCAATATTAAATCGTTCAGCATGGAACTTCCTGGTCATGTCCTCCTGGAAGTCATACATGGTAAAGGGGATCAGACCTTTGTCAAGTGAGATGATCTTGATATATTCTTTGATAAAATATACAGGATCTTTACTACACTTTACATACTCTTCAACCTGATCTGGTGTAAATGCCTGAGAGACATTTGCTTTTTTTAGATTAGGATTGCCAAGATAGATCTGATCGCTCATTTCATTCCACCAACGTACCGTGTGCTCTACGAATCTCTTTCAGTTTTTCTAGATTCATATCCTTAGTGCCACCATCATAGGCATGAGCATATCCTTCTTCAATCATTTGTTCGTTGAGGGACACATCTGCATCCCCGATGTAAAGCCAACCCAGAAGACGGCCATATTTCCCAGTCCCACCAACAAGTTCAGTCCTAACAGACAACTCATCGTCACCAGCCAAAGTGCTTTCGAGTTTCGCTTTGAGCCAGTTGGTTGCGTCGATCCCAAGAGCCTTCTCCTCTAAGTTTCTCGTTCTTTTCTCTGGTGTATCAACGCCTGCAACTCTAACTCTTTCTTTCTTGTATAAATCAAACCCGAGGTCAATAGTGACATCGATAGTATCGCCATCAAGAACACGATTGATCTCCGTCACTCGGAAGTTGTAACAACTCTTCCTGCTTGGGGGCACCATTGCTGCCATCTTCTAACTCCGCAAATGCTTCTCTTAGTATGTATATGACTACGAACAACGCACCTGCAACAGCAAGCATTACACATATGATTACAGACCACACAGGGTCGTTAGCATTATCAAGAGGACGTAGTAATAAATTCATTATTCAGGTTCGCAATATTCACTGGGTATTAATTGATATGCCATCTTGTCTCTCAACTTATTGACACGATCTTCATTGTATTGTTTGAAGTTGCCACGCTTCTCTACTTTCTTATAATAGTGTAGCGCATTGAGGATGATAGAGTAGTCATCCATATCTAATTCAAATTTCATAAATTTTCAAACCTGTCTTCTAGAATAATACGATAGAGAGAATCTCTCAAATAATATAAGTGTTCTTGCTGCATTGCTTCACCGCCTGCCCACATCCTAAGACGTTCGCAAACACAGTCATGCAGGGCATATACATCTGCTATTCTGAGTGATACTTGATAGTCATAATCGTGTTCCTCTTCGTGATCCATTTAATGAGAGAATGCTAAGGACATTTTGACAAGAAAGGATTGCATATTTGTGACCGTAAAGACCACCATGGATATAACTTACTCCTAGTTTTTCAGCGTATGTTTTTCTATCTACACCATCATTATGGTCTGTGTAATCAATAATTACATCACTGGGATCGCAATGTAATACTAACTCATCGAATGAGTTATCTGTTAATATATAAAGACCTGGTTTTTCACCTACACTAATATGTATATTTGTGTCAAATTTGATTTTATTTCTTAGTAGTTTTAATGACGTAACGTAACCAGTTAGATTGCCTTGTTCATACACTTCATCTTGTGTAGGACGGTCTGTGTGATAACTATAAACTTCAACATCATTATCAATTAGTTGCTTACATATATTCTGACCCAACTTACCCAAACCTACTAATCCAACTCTCACTTGTGACTCCTATGAAATGGTTCCCAATGTTGCCACCCATAAGTATGTACTGCCCACATACCAATAATGGGAACGAAGACCAGGCACCATGCCAATAGTCCACATCCCCATGGGTTATTTAATACTGTTCCACAGAACCTAGCAAACTGCAACATCATTGATCTTGCTCGCGAAGTTCTTGAATTCTAGCACGAAGAGATAACATAAGCATCTGATGTTCTTCGCGCTCCTTCTGTGTCAGAGGACCAACACGTTTATTCAGCCTCGAATTCATCACGCTTCTCTCTATCTAACTTATGTATAGTCGCAAATCTATCTTCCCACGTATCACCACCCTCTATACCTTGTATGGGATTGATGCAAGTTTGATCCCCTAGGTTATTGCATACCAAACCTGCCAGGTCTAGTTCGCTACCCATAGCACCTGTTGACCAACGGTGTTGACCGTTGATCCATGTAGCACCACATTTAGGACATTCTTTTCTCTCAATTTTGAGATCCGACAGTTCCTTATCGTTGGTCATCTTTAATTTCCTTAATTAGTTTTGAGTAGTCCCCAAGATCTTTACTTAACTGACGCTTTATCTTTTGCTTTAAGAAATATAATTTTAATTTAACAAAACTGTATCTAATATGAATATCAATAAAAGCAAAGAGACGCATGGTTTCTTCGGTGCCAGCATAACATATGAGACAAAGTATGACACCGAATATAATATAGAATCCTAACATTTCCACTTTCTTAGCGCCAATGCTTTGCGAGTTGGACGACCTTTTTCATCTTTCATAGGACCTTTGTTCCCACCCATCCTAGCGCAGAATGATCTCTTGCGTGGACCACCACCAGGTTGAGGTGCTTTCAGATCAGAACCAGGATTCTCACGTTCATAAGACTTACGTCCTTTCTCGTTCAAACCACCTTCTTTGTTCTTACCTTCCTTACGCTGCCATGCACTTTCTTTCATGTCAGAGTTTTTCATTAGGGATCCATCAGGCATACGATGGTATCCCTTTGGGATCTTCTTCTCCTTCTTCTCTTTACTCTCTTTCATGCTCATGTCCTGAGAAGCATCCTTCTTAGTGATAGCCTTCATTTGAAGTTGCAGTTTCTGACGATTAATCATCAGTTGCTTCTTTTGAAGTTGCTGCTTCTTATTAGCAACAGCATCTTCTTTCACCACCTTCTCGGCTTTCTTTTGATCGCAGGTCTTCTGAACACAAGACCCACACTTGTTACAGTAACTAGTTCCTTCGGGGCAATTCTTTGCCTCAAAAATGTATTGTTTAAAACTGATCATGGTCTTTTAGGGCAGTTTGCTTCATGCTTTTCCATCCAAGTCTTAGGACGTTGATGGTTTCTTGGGGATGTCAATCCACAATAAGGGCACTTGTATGTGCCATTATCTAATTTTTCAGCCATGATCACTAGCCTCAATACAGAACTGTTTGTAGGTCTTACCCTCTTTCTTGATACCAGCAACACGATCTAGTGCATTGCCGAGTGCTCTACCAATCTTGTCGCGCTTACGCTCTTTTGGTTTTGCACCAGATCCAGTCTTAGCACCTTTCGCTGCTAATCTACCAACAGCGGTGTTGTGTCTAGTGCTGACAGTTTTGCCACCGTTGCTTGCCTTCTGACGCTTGGAGTAGTCCATGTAGGACTCACCATCTTTCAGTTTCTTAGGATCTGCCTTAGGTTTAGATTTAGCAGCACTATCTTCACGGGCACGAGCATTAGCACCAGGTCCACCCAGTTTCTTATCCTTCTCAGGATCTGGATGCCACATGTCAGCACGCTCATCCAAAGCACTTTCTACTTTCAGAGTTTCAGGATAATCCTTATCACCCTTCTTAGCAGGTTTCTCACCACGCTTACGCTTGGCGTGGATGTTTGCCCACAGACCTTTCTTCTCTACAATCTCATTCTTCTCATCGTTGATAGCATGTTCGTGCATTGCAGATTCTAGTGTGACTAGAAACTCAACAGGAACGTTCTGTTCTACACCATGCTCAAAGAGAATATCATAGTGAGTAATGTTACCCTGCTCATCTAGTGTATGCATCTCAGAGATACACTCACCAATACCCCACTCAGCATGTTCGATCTTTTGTGAACAATCATGGGTTACCAGGTAACCTTTGTCCTTACACTTAGAACATCCTTTACCCTTACATGAACCGCACTTCTTCTTACCTTCAACGATCACTCCTTCACTCTTCAAGCGTGCAGCACGCTTAGCCTTTGCCTTAGCAAGGATTCTTGCACGAGCATCATCCTGATCCTTCTTGGGGATAGGAGTTACAGCACCGACTTTCTGATCAACATCACCAGGGGCATAACCCTCAGTCTTAGTTGCTTTCTTTCTACGATTCATTTCCTTAGTGACTCTCTTCAACATGAACTGATTAGAGGGGAGACTCTGATCTGCACTACTAACTTGCTTGTGCAACGCTGCCAGTTTCTCATCTGACTGCTTACCCATCTTGGCGTCTTCTTTGATAGCACCTTTACCATGCTTAGCACGGATATCTGCTTTCACTTTTTCAAGTGCAGACATACCATCATACTTTGGTTTTTTCTTACCAAAGGTATTTGGTGTGTTACTAATTGGTTTGTTGTAACGTTGGTTACCACCAACACCACCGCGCTCCATGCGTCTATCTTTGAGACGATCTGATTCTTCTTCTTTGAAAAAATTCATGTTACTGACGTGCTACTTTTGTACATTTCAGACCAGCGCCATCGATGGTTTCGAGTGGATCTTTTTCCAAGTAGACAACACCACCCGCCTCGATACTGGCATTGCGAGATCCGAGAGCGACATACTTAGTGCCATCTCCACGCTCAGTTACAACAGGACCATCATCAATAACTAAGACGATGGTGGCGGCGGTGTCATTGACAACACGAACAGCGGTCGCCTTACCTAGATTGGTTGCTGCACTGAGGGTTACCTCAGTAGCCAGTACACGAACTCTATCCATGGTTATACTACTTGGTTGTTTTTATTATTTATCTTGCTGCGCTTTTAGAAACTTAGCAAGATCTGCCGTACTACCTACAAACATAGTATTGTTTGTTGTAGTAACCTCTTTGGTTTTAGTTGGTGCTTCAATATCATTGACCTTCTTTTGTAGATCAATTAGTTTGTCAGCAACATCACCCACATGTTTGATCAACTGTCCAGCAACTTCAAATGCTCTTGGTTGATCTGACTCTTGTGCTAGTTCAAGGATGCCATCAACTGCCTCTTGACCTTTCTCGATCAGAGAGTAAAGATTCCCACGAGTATACTCATAGTCTTTCTTTAATTGTTCTTTGGTGGAAGTAGTTACTTCTACCTCAGCAACAGGTGTTGGTGTTGCATCTTTGACGATTTCAGTTTTGACATCGAGAGCATCCTCAATGCCATCATACTTACTCGTCTGCGCCTGTGGTTGGGTTTCGTGAGAGTCCATCTGTAAATTCACTGAATAGTTCATTAAATCCGAAGTTGTCATCAGAATCAACTAAGGCATGATCTGCCTCAGTGATCCTATGAATCGCTGATCCGTTAGTGTGTGCTGCATTCGTTGAGTTCAACCAAGCACGAGTAACGAATACCTGTTCTCCATCGATCTTAGCGATACGCATAACTTCATCATCGATCTGAATATTCGTATGAATAGCAAGACCAGATGAATCCGTTACTTTGATGATTCCATCATTATCGTCACACGCGAACGACAACGTAGTTGTTGCGTCCGAGTTTCTATCAA